TTTTGTATATTTATATTAACCAATATTTACTCATTGGTAAATTTTTCATTATTTTCTTCATCCTTTTCGGTATCTTCTTCATCTTCCGCGCTATATTCTTCATCTTTATCAATAAAGTCTTGATATACTTTATAAAGAACATCGTTGCGATATTCGTCAAATGGGTTATAATCGTCATCGTCTTCTTCATCATCATAATTGTAATTCTCGTAATTGTAACCATATACTTCAAATTCAGATTCCATCATGAATCTAGGAGTAGTTGACATCGTATCTTCTGCTTGACTTTAATTAAATAAAAAGATAATTAAATATCAATTTTTAATTTTATATTTTAATTATAGAACAATTTTATTCTTCATATATTGAAAATATATTTTATTTTTATTATTATTATATAGGTATAGATATGTTTAATTTATCAACACAAGCGAGTGCATATTTTATATTAATATGTTTAACAACTCTTATTAATTTAATATGCTTTTTTATAATGATTGGTATGTGGGGATTTGTCTCTTATTTAATATATTCTTTAGTTACTATACCACTAGTTCTTTTATGGATGTATAATATTGATTGCTTAACAACAGGAAATTGCCAAATATGGAGTTGGGTTATAACCGTGCTAACATTAATATCTGTTATTACTACAACAGTTCTTTTAGTTGCATTCTCTATAAATCCACCATCCAGTTTCGTAATTCAGCAAAATGGTATAATTACAACTACCCCTGCTGATACTACTACTATCCATGTGGATACTACTACTAAACCGGTGGATACTACTAAAAAATCTTAATAAATAAAAATTGATTTGTTTATAAACATAAATCATAATTTCATAATGAAAATGCCAATATGCAGTCCCGAGAGTTATAAAATTAATATTAATGATAAGGATGAACCAAATTATTACAGTAGAAAAATATCAACATTCTATAATTACGATGGTGACAATTCAAGATACATATTTTTTATTAGAGATAGGCAAAATATATATATAGAAACCAAATATGGGTCAATTATTATACCATATGATGATATTCAAAAATATAATAAACTTTATATTTATTATATTATATCTTTGCAATTAACTGCAGAAAAATCTAAAATATATTATTGTAAAATAGGATATAAAGGTGTATATAAAGAAAAAAGGAACTGGTATATTTTAACTAATATATATTGGAAATCTACATATATGTCATATGGCGATTATTGCTATTTTAAAGAGAGTCCGACGACTGTCAATATAAATACATGCTCAACTATTGATGCAATTAATAGGTTTTGTTCTATATTTAATAATATAGAACAAAACCCTTATAGAATTAGTAATTGGTTAATAAATTATGAGATAGATAAAATATCAACTATAATATATGAAAATGAATTAACTATAAATAGGGCAAAACAGGTTAATGATAAATTAGAAATAATTACAAAGCATTTTAATATTAATGATGATATTAAGATAAAAATACTTTATCAATATTATCAACTGTATATTATATAATAATAATATACTATATAATAATATAAGTAATGTCAAATACATTCATATTTTTCTTAATCTTTTATGTTGGAATAACTACCTCATATATTAAAAGCATATCTTTATTGCCACTATATGCTCCTTTAAGTAGCAAATTACAATCTACTAAATTAACCAAGTTGTCACTACAAACAGACAAAAACATAAATACAAATTTTTCAAGTATAATTAAAACTCCTGATTATTATATTATAAATCCTCTTAAAAAAGAAGGATTGCAAAATCTTCCATCCACAAGCGACCAAATAAATATATCATCAATATACCTAAATATAGATAAGGTTAAAGGTGTCTATTTTTCTAAAGATGTCAAGAATATTATATTCACATTTCCAGATAATTTATCTGAACTATATTATTATGATGTTAAAAATAATGATAATAACGGAACAATTTACAAGATATCTAATAATACCCGTATAAATATGAAAAATCTTGCAAGGTTCGTGTTTCAAAGTTTTAACAATAATATTGATGGTATTTTATTTTAATATTATATATTATTAGAGAATAATTATGAATGACAAAATAGAATTTGAGCAACTATTTGCAGAATGCGTTGGAACATATGTCTTCTTTATGTGTATATTACAAACAACTGACCCCTTTCCTATTGCTATAGGTTTATTAGCAGCCGTTTATATGTTTGGTAAAGTATCTGGAGGGTTTTTCAATTCAACTTTAAGTTTTATTATGTATCTTAAAGGTGCTATTGGAATTACAAAACTATTTGCATACGTATTAGCACAAACAGTAGGCGGTATTCTTGCTTTGGCAACTTGGAAATTATTAAATAAAAGTAATTAAATACTATATATAACAATATAATTATATTATATAATATGAATAATTTATATACAACAATTGATATAAAAGGTGGGATAGGCAACCAACTATTTCAGATTGCTTATATAATATATTTTTTACGTTTATCTAAGCGTCATAGAATTAAGAGGAAACTTATATTTGAATGTAAAGATGATATAGGAACAAATCCTTTAGAAATACATAGAAAAACTTATTGGAATACATTATTCAAAGGGTTATTCCGTATTTTAAGTGTAAACGATTTTCAAACCATACCATTAAATATCGTATGTAGTGAGATAGAACAGCATAAATATAACGAACCTCCTTATAATACAAAAAATAACATTATATTCAAAGGTAATTATCAAACATTCAAGTATATTGACGAAAGTTTGCGAGATAAGATGATAGGGATTGTTTATAGTAATGAGGATATTATGTATCCAGCCTACTATAAATATAGGGATATTCTAGATTATTTCGGAAGTAATACAAAGGATGACGATATGGTATCTTTGCATATAAGAAGGGGGGACTATTTATCACTTTCAAATTATAATTATAATTTAGAAATGAGTTATTATAAAGAAGCAATTCATATTGCTAATAAAAAAAACATAGTTGTATTTTCAGATGATATAGAATGGTGTATTGAAAACTTTGATAAGTATGTTAATAGAGATAACATATACAAAGTTTATTATGTATCACCTTCAATATTTAAGGAAAATGAATTGAATATCAAAGATGATATTGAGTTTATATTGATGTCTATGTTTAAAAATAATATTATTGCAAATTCATATTTTAGTCTATGGGCATCATTCATAAGTTATTATAAATCAAAAATTGTGATTGCACCTAAACGATGGTATTCTTTTGACGGATGCAAAGAATATAATGAATTATTTCATAAATATATCACGCATATTATATAAACATTTCATATAAATCTATAATCAAGATTTATATATAATCAATATTACATATATTACGATGAATACAACAGATATTACAAAGAATACAACACATATTACAAAGAATACAACAGATATGAATGAACTAATAAATGAAAATAAAATATTAAAAAATCAATTGAATTTTTTAATTGATTGTATTACAAATCAAATGAGAAGTTTAGAGTTATTATGTGAATGCAGTAAGAATGAATTAATACATAAAGAATTTCTTAAACCATATTACAAGAAAACTTATAAATGTAATTTATATATAAATGATATATAATTATTATAATAATTGATATAATAATATATCATTTGTATATATCTATACATAACGACATATAAAAACAGATGGTTTCTATTACAAATGACCTGTATTTTACAAACATTCGTATAACTCCTACTGCAGTAAATGCGATGGTATGTAAAAACTGGTATATAAATATAATAAAAAAATTAAAAAAGAAAAAACAAACATTTTATGAATTACAAATATATAACTTAATAATTAATAAATATAGCAATTATCCTCCATTTGGCTATAATGTCAGAAGGAGGTTAGACTTTGCAGATAAAAACAATAAGAATAATATATATGAAGATAATATATTTAATATCGCGTATGATAATATGATTAAAAATATTTTCAATTATCTTAAAGAAGACGATATAGTGTTTCTAAATATCAAAGATAATTTAATATTGTATTATACTAAGTATATTACAATTCATAAAAAATATTGCCGTATGGAAATATTAGATATGTTAGAAAGAGAGTATGTAGACAAAGATATTGCCCTCGAATACAAGGAAATATTATTAAAATATTATAATCATATTATTACATGACCTATGATAATTATTATCATATACTATATTCTATATTATTACATATATATTAGAAAAAATTGTTCTATTTTTTTAAAAAATATTATAAAAATTGATTAATATTTTTTAACTATTCTATCAACCAAAGATGCTTACAAACACCGTGTCCAACATAGATATCAACTACACAACCGCCAAACACTCAATCAAGTTTGATATTACGTTTGGTGAAGGAAAAGAAGATGCTGACGGAATCAGCGAAACGGAAAGAAAAAATTTTACTAAGAATTATGATGTTGAGGTATTTGAGTCAGGAGAAGGAGATGATTATGCAAAAGGGTATAGCGTCGTTGCAAATGAAGGTCCTCTTGTTATTAAACTAGGAAATATTAGTATTCTAAATGAAAATTCAAAGTATGATTACGCAATTGGTTTCGCACTCGATAACGAAGCACCTGAGTATTATTTAAATTATTCAACAATCCCTATTAATATTAAACGTGATGGAACGATGTGGACTATTCCTGCTAATAATAGCAAAGGTTATAACTTTGACCAAAACCCTAATGCTAAGTTTCAATGGATTACAAAGAAGGCGCTGGAAGAAGAATACAGACCTACAGAGGATGAATTGAAACTTGGGATGGAAGAAACTTCACAGAATACTGGATTGATTTATTTGACATTTATGGTATTTCGTAAGTTTAAACCAGAACCGGTTACTCGTGGTGCAACACGTTGTGGTAGTTCAGCAGCAAGGTTTGGATATGGAAATGAAGCTAGTTCGGCATCTGTTAAATCTGAATTTGAGTATGCTACTGAAACTGAAAAATATGTACTACCTATTCGTCTTAGGATTTCTGATGAATCAGCAATAAGCAATATTAATTGTTCGCGACATCTAGATGGTGCAAATCTTAACGCACTCCGTCGCCAGACGATGACTGTGCCTTTCTAAAAAATAAAAAATAGTAATTTAGTATCTTATTATATATTTTATATATTTTTATATTTTTATAAATAAAATTATAAGACGATATCCTAACAATCAACCTTGACAGTCATTACTGGACTTAAGAACCCTGTATCCTTATAGACAATTCTATAATGGAAATGGCGCTCTAATAATTGATTAAATACTTTTTTTACTTTATATCTATCCGGGCAAAAAATACGAACTTCTACTTTACCATTCTTAACTTTAGATACACCAACATTATTATAATTTTTATATGCTTCGTAAGGGTCTTCTATAATTTTGTCAGTTTTATTGGCTGCCCAATAAACAACCATGGTTCCATCTTCGTATTCATTCATATCTATAGAATATGATAAATTTGCACCTTTAGGTATTTTTTCATCTGCAATTAAAGTATTAGGTAAATGCGCTAATCCTAAGAATGGTAGAAATGTGTCTTTTTTCATCATGAGAATAACTGCTGATGCAATTATAAATATTGCAAATATGCGAATGAATATATTATAATTATTATTAAATAATATATAGAGAGCGCTAATTGTTGAATATAATAATATTAAAGTGATTGTTATCATATGTATATATATCTCATTAAAAAATATTTTGTTCATATTAAATTATTTTATCTAATATATAAAAAGAATATAAAATATTATTTTGAAATATAAATTTCATCTGCAATTCCTAGACGAATGCATTCATCAGCATTTAATTCCAAGTCTTTCACAAGCAATTCCTTCAAATATTTTTTAGTTATATTAGTTCTATCTAAATAAATCTTATTAATATGATCCTGAATTTTAAGGCAGTTTTTATAAGTATCATCAATATATGCTAATTTCCCCCAACAACCTGAACGCAATTCATGAATAAGAACATAAGAGTTATTGCAAATATACCTCTTATCACCATGAATACTAATGATAGTTCCTGCAGATGATACGTTACTATCAATAACAGTATTAACAGGAAAACTTAAACTTTTAAAGCAGTCAATAATAGAAAATGCAGAATAAATACACCCACCATTCGTAGTAATATGTAGATATATTTCAGGTTTTCCGCAACATGATGTTGTTAGTTGTTCAACCTTCAATTTAATTTCAAGCGTTCTTAAATATTTACAAAGAGTAAAAGCAGATGCAGGAGTTATATCTGATGAAAAATATAAATGATTATTAATAATATATATATTTTTATCTTGATTCTCATTTTCTTCTGCTTCTTCATCATCGCAAGTATACTTTCTTTTTTTTGAAGTATATGCATATTTATGTGTCATAATATAAATCTTTTATTTATTATTATTTAATAATAT